GATAACAATAATGACTTCCTGTCACTTTATCTACAATACAGTGCAGGTACAGAATGTCCTACTTTATTCCATCGCTGGAGTGCTATAACTTGCTTAGGTGCTTACCTTAGTAGAGATATATATTTCTGGCAAGGACACTTTAAAATATATCCTAACCTATATACTATGTTAGTAGGCGATGCTGGCACTAAAAAATCTACCTCAATTAAGATGGCAGCAAGACTTATGAAACTGGCAGGATATTCTAACTTCGCAGCTAAGAAAACTAGGCAGGAAAAGTTTCTGCTAGATATGGCAGAGCAAGCAACAGGTGATGATATTATAGGAGATAACATACTTAATCAAAATCTGTGGGGAGAGAATCCCGAAGATATGAATATAGCAGAAACTCTTATTGCAGCAGATGAATTTAATAACTTTATAGGTGTAGGTAATACTGAATTCATGTCAATCTTAGGTGAACTATGGGACTGGGGAGATGAAGTCTATGATTATAAGCTCAAAAATAGTAAATCGGTGTATCTCAATATGCCTACTGTGTCTATTCTTGGAGGTAATACTTCAACTGGTATGAGTATATGCTTTCCGCCTGACAGTATAGGACAAGGATTCTTTAGTAGACTTCTCATAGTTCATGCAGAACCTACTGGAGAAAAGATAACTTGGATGAAGAAAGCTGACTTAGAATTGCAAGCAGCTCTAATTGAAAGACTACATAGAACTAAAGAATTTATGCAGGGAGAAATAACTCTTACTCCTGCCAGCGATAAGCTACTTGATAAGATATATAAAACTTGGGAAGCTTTAGAAGATGTACGATTTGCTTCCTACGCTAATAGAAGATTTCCAATATTACTTAAACTCATTCTTATCCTATGCGTTAATAATATGAATATGAAGATTACTGAGAAAGAAGTTATATATGCAAATACTCTTTTAGTGTCAGCTGAAAAGTCTATGAGTCAAGCACTTGGAGAATTCGGTAAGAGTAAGAATTCAGATATAACTCATAAGATACTTAAGTTTATGGATTCAACTATTAAACCTCTTACTTTTAAAGATATATGGAAACAAGTATATACTGATTTAGAAAACAGAGACCAGCTTGTATCACTTCTTATGAGTCTCATTCTTGCTGATAGAATACAACAGATTGATGGAGGCTTATATCTTCCTAGGAAAGCTGTAAGAGAGAATGAAGAAGGAGATACAGTTGACTGGAACTTACTTACTATTGAAGAGAGAGGATAACAGTGTATGACATGCGTATTCTACAGAGACAAGCCTCTTAATATACAAGATGGCTACAATGGCTCTTGCTCATATAAAGAGAGTGAAGATAAGATATGTCCTTATTATGGAGATCTTAAAAAATGCAGCTATCCGATTAAGGAGCTATTAACTAGACAAAAAGCAATGGCAGATGATGTTGATAGAGAGTATATTAAACAATGTCTTATGATATTTATAAGAGATATTGAGTCCTATACTAAGAAGGAGATAGCAAGAATACTTACTGGATTAGCTAAAGATGTAGATAGAGAAACAGCTATAATTACTGCAAGTACTAAACAAAGTCCAATAACATTTACTGAATAAAACTTAATTATACTTAGGAGAATTAAAATGAACCCTTTTGTTAAACAGAATTATCTTATCCTGTATCATGCACACTGTTTAGATGGAATTACAGCAGCTACGATTACTTATAAATACCTGCTAGAGTCAGATGTTATGGATACAAATATAGTTACACGAGCTGTAAACTATACAGACCCTCTTGAAGATATTATAGCATGTATAAGTTCTTATAGAATAACTGATATCTATATAGTTGACTTTTCTTTTAAGAAAGAAGATTTATATCTACTATCTGAAGGAGTAAATAATATAAGATTAATAGATCATCATGCCAGTGCTTTTAGAAATCTAGTAGATGAAAATTATGAAGTTAAAAAAGATAGCGTTGAACAGTTTATTATTAAAGATATAGCAGGTATGTGTAAGATACAAGTGATATTAAATAACAATGAAAGCGGTGCAAGCCTATGCTATAAGAGTTTAATTGATCCTTGCATAAAAGGTGATTCTAAACTTCCTAGACTTGTACGTTATGTAAAAGATTATGATCTATATCGCTTTACTTATAGAGGGACTAAAGCAGTTAATAAATATCTTAAGATGCAAGAGAAATCTACCTATAGATTTTTAAGTCTCCTACATAAATTTGAAGACGCAGATTTTCATAAGAAGGTAATTATAACAGGAGAGTCTATACTTCAATATGAAGAATCTCTAGAAGAAGAACTTATATCAGCAGGTAAAACTCCAATCTATATCAGCGGAGTATCAGGCTTATGTGTAAATGCTCCTGGCAGTCTTGCTTCTAGTATTGGAACTAAATTAGCTGGTAAGTCTGGCACCTTTGGAGCTACTTGGTTTCAAGCTGCTAACGGAGGAGTTAAATTCTCTCTTCGTAGCATTGGAGATAGCTGTGACGTAGGTAAGCTAGCTGAAACTATGGGAGGAGGTGGACATAAAAATGCAGCAGGCTTTAGTATGAACGCTCCAGCTTATGATATGAAGAATGGAATTACTCTGTGGAATAATACAGAAGACTCTTCTGATGATAATCATTGGGGCTTAAAAGCTTAGAACATAGGAGGCAAAAAGAAATGTCAACTAAAAAACCTGAGAAGGAAAAGAAAGTTATAAATATGTGGGGAGAGGAGGAGTATAAAAAAGACCCTAGATATAATCATCCTTCAGCTGATAAGACTCATCATAATTATAACCCTAAGAACTTTCAAATGTTCGGTCCTAATAAAATAGCATTAGGAATAGAGCTAAGAGAGCATCATACAGAACTATGTGAGATGATTGTAGCTAAGCATGGGCTAGATAATTTTGAATTAATGCTGGCGGAAATTGCAGCTTACTTTGAGATTATACTTGACGGAACTTACACTGAAGAGGATGTAGAAAAACTGTGTGGTATCCTTCTCACTAAGTTAGTGCAGCATAGAACACCTATGATATTTCCAGAACCTAAAGGAGAACAATAAAGATGAACTTTTCAACAGCACTTAAAGCAATACAGGCAGGAGAGTTTGTAACTAATGACGATTGGAACGGAAAGGATATGTTTATATTTTTAGTTCCTGGCTCTGTCTTTGATGTAAATAGACCTCCTCTTCTAGGCATATTTAAAGAAGGTACGCGTATAACTTATAGACCTCATATTGATATGAGATATGCAGATGGAAGTATAGGCCCATGGACTCCAAGTCAGTTAGATATGGATTCTAAAGCTTGGAGTATCGTAGATAAATTATTTATTCAAGGAGAACAATAGAAATGAGCAAAGATACTAAATCAAGTTATTACGACGCGGGTGGAATTGAAACTTTAGATATCATCAAAGCTAAACTTACGCCTGAACAGTATAAAGGCTACCTTCTAGGAAATGTTATTAAGTATTCCTGTCGTATGAACTTTAAAACTCCTGATATTACAAGGGATGCTGAAAAGGTAACTTATTACTCTGCTTGGCTCAGCGAAGAAGTTGAACGACAGAAAGAAGAACGAAAAAAGTTATTATCTTAACTAACAAACTATACAGGAACTATACATAATGAATGTAAAACTTACAGCTATGACTGCTCCTCTAGTAGAAGATCATACAACTCCAGAAGAATACATTATATGGGCTGCAAGAGTTTCCAATCCAGGCAATAGAATAAATAAAGATACAGCTCCTAAGCTATTAAAGTATCTCATAGATAATAAACATTGGTCTCCTTTTGAAATGGTTTCAATGGCCTTTGAAATTCAAACTTCACGAGCTATAGCTCAACAACTTCTTAGACACAGAAGTTTTAGTTTTCAAGAGTTTAGTCAAAGATACAGTAAAGTAGAAGCTATAGAAGAAATTGAATTAAGATACCAAGCACTTAAAAATAGACAAAGTAGCGTAGAAGTATTTGACGATAAAGACAGTTTAAATGAAGCTGTATGGAATCATATGCTTAACTCTCAAGAGCTTTACAGTAATCTTATAGATAATGGAATAGCTAAAGAGTGTGCAAGATTTGTATTACCTCTTGCTACTCAAACTACTCTTATAATGCACGGAACTCTAAGATCTTGGATTCATTTTCTAGATCAACGTTGTGATGACCATGCACAAAAAGAGATTAGAACTATAGCTTTTATAATAAGAGATATTTTAACTCTTGAATTACCTTGGACTTCAGAAGCATTGGATTGGTTTTAACTAATAGGAGTAATAGAAATGTATAAAGTAAAAAGTGCCAGTGGGGGTAATGAATTAATAACAGTTTATGCAATCTACATGGGAGATTCAGCTTCAGGTCTAGCTTTTAAAGCTGCGTTATTAGAAGAAGCTAGCAGAAAAGAGGTCGCTAGAGTCTGGCTTCCTCACTCACAAGTTAAGAGTCTTGCAGGAAGTAAAGTAGCAGCTGTGTTTGGAGATTCCATAGTTATAGATATTCCAGTATGGCTGGCTGAAAGAAATAACTTTGATAGTTACTTCAAACAACAGCTGCTAGATTTAGAGTACGGACAGGAAGAAGATGAAGAAGGCGGTGAAGATGACGTTCCTTTCTAAAGAATTGCTACTTACTGGATTTTACACTCAATGCTGAGTAACCGGATACCATTACGATGATGGTTATTGGGTGCTAGATGACGATGAAATGGCCAAACAAGGATTTGCTAAACGAATCAAAGCAGGAGATTAATAGGCAAAACCTATGAAGCAATCACTGATCTCTACGTTAGGATTCTCCGCTCATTTAATCAATCACTATTGTGACTATATAAAATCTATAATAGACATAACAGGAACCCACTTATAAAATAGTATCGTATTTTGACCTGAAACAGAAGATTCAATAGTTACAGTGACATCTCCTGATGTAATAGTCGGCACTGATAGAATATCTACATTAGTTCTAACTTGTGTTTTTGTTATTTCAGCAACAGCCTCAATGTGGAATCCGGCATTTAATGTTGAGTAGTTTACAGAATATTTACCAGTGGCATATTGAGCAAGATCCTTTGATATAACCTGCAAATGAAGCTCCCAATTTCCTTCTGATGGGACTGGTAAATCTATTGTTCCAGTATACGGTCCTGCGCCTGTAGTAGTATCAGGCCATAAAATATTATGGCCTTCTGTGGGATTTGTTACTACTCCATCTACTATTAATCTGTCTATAGTTACATTTGAAATCACTGAATTTAAAGCTGTGAAGTTCCACACACCTTGTCCTGAAGTAATCTCTTTAACTAGTGGATCAGTTGTAAGATCATTTCCTGATACTCCAGTTATGTCAACTGCTATTGCAGTTACTCCTGTTCCACTTTCATCTACGTAATAAAGAATATCACTGCTTTGGAATTTTGAACCATCGGTAACTGTAACAGTTGTGGCGCTAACTGCCGCACCACCTGGAACAGTAGTCTGATAATCGTAAAAGACACTATTGTATCCGTTTTTATACCAAGGCTCGTTAGGTGTACCTGACAGGGTTACAGTCTCTAAGCTTCCAAATTTTACCTTTGTTTCTCCACCGCTTGAGAAATAGGTTGCGTCTGATCGCCTATCTCCACTCTTTCCAGTTGCGTATGGGTAGCCAGTTGTCCCAGTATATTCTATATAACCATGTTCTATGGTTAAATCTACATCGTGGAACCTTAAAGGAAGATTACTTGGCCCGGTGGATTTAAATTTGTTTATGATAACTGTAGAGGTTCCATTATTTTTAACCTTATAGGCGTCTGCTTCGGAAGTTTCAAGGTTTGCGTGTGCGCCAGCTGCGGGAAATCCTAGAGAAAGTCCCGCTGTATATCCATCATTATATATAGAATCAGCACCACAATTATTAAGCTCTACCTCATTAATCACAGCATCAATACCATATAAAAGAGAAAATCCAGTTTTCGTGTAGTTATTAGCGGTCATTTTCCCTATAGTAAGTTTTCGTACATTATCAGAGAAATACATTCCACCTAGACTATTATTTGATCCTTGGCCATCCGCATAAATTTCCTGAATATCTACCTCATTAGTAGATTCGCATGTTGATGCTGTTCCGTTGCCCTCTATAATTAAATTTTCAATTTTGGCACGCTGTGATGAACCGAAAGAAAAATGAGAACCACCACTAAATTTAACCGTCCCAAGAAAGCCAAACCCAAAGACTCGACTAAATAGTATATACGGAGCAGTAGCACCTGAAGAGAACTTTATATTCTTAATATAGATATCTTTATGAAAATCTTCGCCAGTAGTACCGCTTCTATATAGATGTAAATCTGCAACAGATTCAAAATGCTGAAAAAATGATTCTTTAAATGTTACGGTAGTATTAACAATAGATTTTATTGTTAACATTTGTTGTGGCGCTACCTCTTGTGACGGAGTATTAGGTATTGAACCAGTAAGCCCACCAAATCTAGCAAGCTGAACCAATTGACCGACGACTAAGTCAGTAATAGAAGCCACAACAACAGAATTATCGGCTACATTAACGGAAGATACCGCTACTTCTAGCTGGCCCTCTAAAGGGAAAGATCCAAAGTTTAAGCTTGTTGAATATCCTAAGGGTGACGATGATCCGCCATTAATAACTAACTCAGTTAGGCTTGAATCTCCTTCAAAAGTGCATCCGGAGGGAAGGACAACCATTTTAGATGTGCCAGTATATGACACGCCTAAAATATCTGATACTTCTGATATAGAGTAGCTGCTTAAATAGTATTGTGAACTCAAGCATGCTATTCTTTTAGCCCCTATTACCTTTGCGTAGTTTGCAGTTTGCTGAAAAGAAGCCATAGAGTCTGTTAATAGCCCTCCAACTGCTCCAAAAATCTCAACAGCTAATTCTGTATATTTTAATACCCAGCATCCAGTTCCAGTACCCGTCCCCTGAACTGCTAAAAACGTCCCAAGAGAAGTAGCAGATAAAGTCCCTGGTTTATCCGGGTCAATAATCGTTCCGCCATTGGCCGTATTTTTATTTGTTGCGGAGGACCAATAATAAATACCTTGCAAAACAGTTCCATTTTCGTAGAAACTAGCAACTAACGTAGGTCTAGTCTTATCAGCAGTAATAAGTTCATACACAGAATTTATTGAAGCAAGGCCGTAATAGTTTACGTTAGTAGATCCGCCTATAACACCAATAAATCCAAGAGCTAAGATTTTATCTCCTACAGTAGAAGATACAGCAAGTTGGAATCTAGTAGAATTTACTTCAATAAAATCTACTCCAGGAATTAAAACTGTTCCGTTCTTATATACAATAATAGATCCAGAATGAGGTACATAAGAAAAGTCATTAAGATCAAAAACTAACTGTCCAGCTTCAGCTACAAACAGTTCAGGAACTACGCTAGAAGCAGCTGTAACTAAAGGAACAGTATTAACTGGTGCCCATACATTTGCATCATCAGACATGTTTTAATCTCCTGGAGTATATAGTTATTAGACTTCTTTCTTATTAGATTCTTCTACTTTCTTAGAAAGTCCAGCAAGAGTATCTCTAAGAGTAAAAGCAACAAGACAAACTCCTAGCATAATCCAGCCAGGAATGCTATTATCAGGATTGTCTAAAATATAATTAATAGAAAATGTAGCTATAGTTATAACTACAGGATTTGTTTTATTTGTAGTAAGCTCTCCGACAGTCTGAGAAGTTCCAGGTACTTTAACTTTACCTACTTTAGATTCTCTGAATAAAGAGATAGCTGACGTAATAAGTGCAACTGGTAAGGGCATAATATATTCTCCTAAGTTAACTCCAGCTAAGAGATCGACGAATATCGATATGTGTGTTATCAGGTACAAGACTGAGTAACTTATTCAAAGTATTTCTTGAGTTAGTTACATCAGGAATACTATCCTTATCTAGGTATTTAATTCCATCTCCTGTTAGAATGCAACCTTCAATCTGTCTTGTATAATTACCTGAGTGTACTTCTACAAAAGTACGATTATATACTCCATGTAATAATAAAACTGGTCCTTTAGAAGGAGATTGATATTTCTTAACAGGATAGATACCTGCTGGTACACAAGAGATGTTTTGTTGATTTTCTAGCCAAGGAAGCTCTAAAGTAAAGCATTGAAAATCATTATACCTTAATCTTCCTAAAGTGCAATCAGATTGACACCAGGTATCTAACTTAATCATAACTTAGTTCTCCTATAATATAGTTTATACATACTATTCATATGAGTTACTAAAATCTTTAAGTTCATAGCCGCCCATAATAATTTGCATGTTCTTAGAGAAAGGACTATTAAGCTTAGCTCTTAATATATTAGCTTGAGAAGTATTAGCTGCTTTATATAGTTGAAACATCCATTGATTAAATTCAACTTGCTTACCTCCAAGTTTAACATACTGTTCAGTAAAGTTTTCTATCTGTTCTTGTGTAGGACTCTGACCAGCTATAACAGTAGACTTAATAGATTCTCCTAAGCTAGCTCTCTTGCCACTGTCACTAAGTGCATAAGCTTTGAATCTATAAGCAGCATCAATAGCAACTGCCTCTCCAAGAGGTTTACCGCCTACCATACGAGCTAAGTTTACAAGAGATAACATATCATTAGATGCTATTACATTACCTCTCTTACTAGTAGAATAAGAAGCATGATAAGGATTAGAGAATCCTTGTAAAGTTTGTGCGAGTCCGGCCAGCGGTCTTGAGATAGAATTATGCTCTAATCCTTGTAATAGTGCAGTAGTAAATGTACCTCCATTTTTAATCTTTGACATAGTATCAAAAATATTATTGAAGAATTTATAAGAAGCCTGTATGATAGGTACACTAGCTGGATCAGTTGGAACAATAGTAAGGTGCCTAGGATTAATATCACCACGAGTGTATAGATTAGTCTTAAGGTCAGGATGTAATAACATATTAGAAGCTAGTCCATACATAAGCCAATCTCCAGCTTCCTTACCTGCTGCTCCATATACAGTAGTATATAAATCTTTATGTTGATCGTTACCAGATGCAGTACCAATGATATGAGTATTAATAGCATTAAATGCTGGCAAGCCATTCATACCAAATATAGTACCTTGTAACCCTAGCAACGTCATAGCATCTTTAGCGCTGCCCTCTCCTACATGACGTAGAAGTTGTTGCATAAGATTAAATTGATAAGTCTGGAATAAACCGATACTTTGTCCTATAGCTCCTTGAAAAAGCATAGGTCTCTGAGCAGCAAGATAGTTACCCTGAGTTCTATTAACAAAAGTATTGATATAACTTAGTGCAGTTCTATCATCTATGATATTATACTTAACAGCAATGTCAGTAACTTTCTTCATAGTATGAGCAGCTGCAAATCTATTAAACTCTTCCGCTAGTCTATTACCTGTCCATCTTTCCCCTTTATCTGCGGCAGTTCTTAATGCCTTATGTACTTTAGCTAATTTATCATTAAGCTGTCCAACAGTCTCCTTTCCGCTAAGAGTAAGATTATCTAAAGTCCAACGATACTGTTCTGAGATGTTAGTAACAAAATTATTCTTTTTAAAGAAGGCAAGTTCTGGCGAATTTTTACCAAAAGTTTTATAAGCATCAGCAAGTAACTTAGTAGGAGAAAGTATAAGCTTATCAGTTCCAGGCACTTTTATCTTAGCAAGAGCTGCAAGTTCTCCTACTGCATTCTTATCTCCGCGCTCAATAGCACGAAGAATACTTTTCATTTCGGCACCGTACAAAATATTTGCGGATACGTAGTTATTAACTGCGTTAAGACTGTCAAGTCGTAAGATAGTTGTGGCCAGTAGACCATTAGCCTTTTGTACAAAGTTTTGCAGTACTCCTCTAGGCGCAATATGATTAGCAAGTAAATCCATTTCCATATCATAAGAAGCTCCCTTATATCCATATTGCTTCATTAATTTATTGAGCTGTCCTAGCTCTTCAATAGTCTTGGAAGATTCTACTACCTTAGTTAATCTATCATACATTTCAGAAACTTTAGCGTCAAGAGCTCTATTAGCATTTACCCAGAAAGGATAATCTGCATAGTTTTTAATTCCAAGAGCAGTCTTTATATAACTAGTATAAGGATTTTTAACTACACTTTCAGCATGTTTAATAAGAGCAAGATTATTAAATTGTGATGTAGCAAGATTAGTAAATTCCTCCCCGCGCTTAGCTAATTCAGCAAACTGTCTTTCATACTTAGCAGATACCATCTCACGAACAAGAGAAGTCTCCTGCTTAAGGTGCCAGTTAAGTATCTCCTGACTAACTTTCTGTGGATCAGTAGAGATAAAATAAGGAGCATCTAACCCTTTACGTTGAAATGCGCTATTAAGATAATTTTCATTAAGAGTCCTAGTTACATCAAACTGTCCAATGCTTTTATAATAATTCTCAGCATCTGTCTTAGTAAGAACTTCAAGAGTAGGATTATTAGATAATTTAGATATCATCTTATCAAGCTGTTCTTGACTATTAGCATATAAATTCTTAGTATGACCAGTACCTGTTATTGAATTATCTTTTACAATAGCAAAATAAGGGAAGTCTTTAGGATCAACTGGAATAGGATAAAATACATCAGGACTACGTACAGTATTATAACCTTGAGCTGTACGTAGTTTTATAATATTAGAAGTTCTATTTCCATTAGCTGCTATATGAGCTTCAATAGCTTCAAGAGTTTCTTGATTCTTTATAGGGATACTAAGAGGTGCATCTTTAGCTATAAGTTTAGGAGGTTTAGCAGCTTTTCCTGCTGCCAGAAGTTGATTATATCTTACAATTACAGCAGGTTCAAGCGCATCTCTTGTGGAATTAAGTACATAGTTATCAGGAATAGACCTAAGAGTATTATTAATAGTACTCCATTCAACAGTTGCTTTAGGGCTCTGAGCAAGTTTATATAAAGAAGGTTCAATAGTAGTTCTTAATGCTTGATGTTTATTACGAATAACTCCTGAAGTTACATTTCCCAGCCACTCAGTTTTAGCTGCTAGAGAGCCATAGTTTGAAGAAGCAGCTGTAATAAACTTACCCCCAGCTCCAGTTCTATTAGCTTCCAATACATCCCTAAGAGTAATAGGTAAGAATTTAACTTCATCTTCTTTGAAATAAGAAGCTGTTATATTCTGTAATCTCTGGCTTTGTATTCTTTCCTGCTGTGTTATAGTAGCCATACCTTCTAATATATGACCATTTAAATCAGATACAGGAGTAGTATCATAAGATATTTTAAGCTGTCTAGGAAGTTTATAAGCAGGAACTATTCCATCAATAGGTTTAGCTAATCCTTTAGATACAAGTAACTTAGTATAATCTTCAGCATAAGATTGAATAGCAAAGATATCAGTTTCAAGGTTTTCAGAAATTTGTCCTGACAGCTTAGAAGAACGAACATTAGTCATAGCTGCAATATCTTCTTGAGATAATTTAGCTTTAGCTCCTCTCTTAGAAGATAGAAGTTTATTAGCTATTTCTATCTTCTTAGTATGTAAGAAATCAAGAAACTCAGCAGCATCAGTAAACTGTCTGCGAGTTCCATCTTTCATATGTATAGCATGTCTTGGATCAAACTCTCTATAAAGTTTTTCAAGCAGTGGTATATCATTCTCATTGATAGTAACAGGTTTAAAAGTCTTACCTGCTTTTACAAAAGGAGGAGTTTCAAGTGCCCATATATACCTTGCTTGTGATTCTTGAAGGCCCGCAGTTGTAACATCCCAACCAGTGCCTTTGCCAGATTGGGATATAAAGCCTTTAGTTCCTGCCTTACGTACAGCTTCAGTATAAATACCTTTTAAAGGAAAGTTCCATTGTCTTTTGCCAGCTGTAATCTTAGAACCTTTAATTAAAATCTCCTGTCCTTTTGTAAGAGTATCAGAAAGAGCTACATGCTGAGGAAGCTTTTCAACTATATTACCAAAGTTCTCTCCCCAGGAAGTTACATAAGCAGCTTTAAAATTAATCTTAGCTGCTTCCTCTACATCTTTTATACTCTTACTTTTAGCAGCTTTAGCTATAACTTTTTCAGCTTTAGTCTTATCCAGAACTCTTGATATTCTAGTAGCACCAAGATAATTACCAAGATTAGTTTGAAAGTCAGTCTTATAAGTCATAGCATAAGCTTGTGATGCTATTGTCTGGTCTCCTTCAGCTAAAGCTCCTAATTGAGTTCTTACTTGAACATGCAATCTTGAAGCTTTAGTCTTGGCAGCAGCTTCAAGAAAAGCTTGTCTTTCAGCTGTAAATACTTTAGGAACTTGTGTAAGATTATCAAGCTGTTCAAGATCATATAGTATTTTATTAGAGGGAGAAGCGCTAGAATGTAATACATTAATATGAGTATAAGGAGCAGCTTGAGTATCAGCTATTTTTACTGCCTTCTTAATAGCAAAAGCTGACTTAGTTACATCTATAACTCCAGTAATAGTACCAAAGACTAAGCCGCCTACAGCTATATTAGTTACAATATCTCCTAAGTCTTGATTTTCAAGTACAGGAGATTGAGATAAAGTTGTAGATACGGCAGTTTCAAAGGCTGCAACTTCAAGCACAGACTGCCCATATCCAGCAACCATTGCTGATAATGTATTTTTATTAGTAAGAAGAGAAAGAGAATTACTATTTGTAATCTCCTGTATAGCTTTAGCTAAGAACTTTTGCCTCTGTGGTACTAACAGGCCAAGAGCAGCAGACATATTCTTTCCAAATCTGCCCGCAGCAATACTAGTTTGTAATACTTTCTGGCCAGCATTTAATGCTTTAACTCCAGCTAATCCTGGAACAAGTGAGCTTAATATAAAACCTGCTACATCTGCACTCTCTTCATGTTCCTTATAATAGGTACCTAAGTCATCATCAAGTGCTTCAATTACATCCGCTGTCTTAGATAGTTCAAAATCACCTCCAAGAAAGTTACCCATAGTAGGAGCAATATTATACAATTGATTAGCTCCTGATAGTATAGATACACCTATAAATTTAGGAATATTAGAGACCGTTTCAGCTGCCCCTTCTAAGAAGCTTTGATTATTATTAGCTATTGAATGACTGTCAGCAGCTACAAGATAAGAAGGAATAGCAAGAGAATCTTCTTCCTCTCCCTTTCTGAAAATATCTACAGGATTAAATATAGGCATGTTATTTCTCCTGTCCTCTGTTTATTCTACCAAATTCTTCAAGCTTAAGATAATCTTTTTGACCAGTGAAGCTAAGAATTCTTACTCCTAAAGCATTTAAAGCAGCAGTATCAGTAAGATCTACTGCCTTCTTAAAGCTTCTTGCAGCGAAGAGTTCACCAAGAGAACTATGAAGTTTATAAAGACTACGCTTAACGTTATAACTCTTTTGCAAGGGAATGCCAAGTCTTTCTCTGTTTTGAGCTACGTTATTATGTGCTACAGCCTGAGCATAGATAGCTCTGATACCTTCTACTGCCTCATCAAAAGTAATAACTCCTTCTTTATTATTTCTTGATTTCACAGCAGCAAAAGCTACTTCTATTACTTTTTCTTCAGGTAAATCTTCAACATCCCCTACAAGTAAAGGAGCTAATACATTTACAACAAGAGGCTCACTCTTAAGAGCTTCAGACTCTATTAAGATTTTAAGAGGTACAGCCTTGTTAGGATTCTCAGTATCTCCAGCTTTAATTTCTTTTTCATAAACTTCCATATCATTTTTAAACTGCTCATTAACAAGATTAGGAAGATTTAACTTTGTAAGTTTAACTCCTTGTTTAGCAGATTCTTCTCCTACAGCGTGCATGCTATCTGCAAGAGCTGTAAGAGCTTTATTAGATCCATCTAACATTTTATTAGGATTACTTATAGAGAGTGCAGCAACAGTCTCATAAGGAGTAGGAGATACAACTCCAACACCTACATCATATTGACTATTAATTCTAGCTTGTGAATCACCTCCAAGCTTAAACTCAGTTAAGATATTAGCGCGTTGTTCTTTTATACGAGTAGGATCAGTACCTTCATAGATAGGAATACCAGTTCTCTTACGTCCTTCAAGTACTCCTGATACCAGAGTAGTTTTAAAGGTTTCTTCTTCCTCAAAGGCTTTTAATCTTAAGGTTCTAACTGCGCTAGCCTCTTCTTCGCTCCTTTCAAGTAAACCAAGTTTATAACTATCTACTCTGTAAGCTACATCTGCTTTAGAAGCCTGCTGTAAGAATGCAACTTGTTCAGCATTAATTTCTTCTGCCTGCCTCTTAAATTCAGCTGCATCAAGAGTAGCCTGCTGAGCTATAAGCCTACTGCTAGCTGCAAGAGTTGCTTTTGATTCTGTAACTTTAGTATCTGTAAGAGCTCGTTTAACTCCAGAAGCAAGAGCTGTTATATTATTAATAGCATTATCATAAGTAGCTACTACTTTACTTGAGGCAGCAGCTTCTTCTTCTCTTTCTCCTACTGTAAATTTATTGATAATCCATTGAATAGGCTCTTCATCGAAATCAACATTAACATTTTCTTCTACAGCTTTCTGTGCAGCTATCTGTCTATCAACAGCTTCCTTTCTACCTTTAGCTAATTCAACTAATCTTTGAGGTCCACCCATAGCTTCAAATACAGCAGCAGTATTAACTTGAGCATTAAGCTCGGCTTCTTTAGTTTTATCATTGATTATTTTTTTATCTTTAGCTGAATCTATTACAAGCTTAGCAGTCTCCTCAGCTACAGTTACTCTTGACTTATCAATAGCTTTTCTTTTATCTACAAGAGCAGCAGCTTCTTTGATTCCTGCATTAATAGCATCAAGAGCTGACTCAAAAGTAACAGATGTAACAGGCAGTACTTCTACTGCCTCTTTTACAGGAGTAGAAGTGGGAGCAGTAGTTTTCTGTACCTGTCTAAGTACAGGATTTTGTTCTGTGTCAATTATCATATCAGCCATAATAGACTCCTATATACATATATAAGCTTAAAATAATCCGCCAATTACAGGAATATTTTCAAGTAATCCAGGGCTGCTAGAACTTTGACTCCCAACTTTTGTAGTAGTACCTTTTCTAGTAGACGTCTTAGTGCCAGTAAGCTTAGCAATCTCACCTGCAATCTGAGATATAAGATCACCAGAAGCTTCTTTAGCTACAGAAGAGTTATATAATCCAGCCACATTCTCTTCTGAAAAGATAGAAGCTAACCCTTGAGTTCCACCTAAGACATCGTCAATAAGAGCTAGAATGCCTTCTTTATCTAATTCAAGTTTTTCAGTAACTGTTTCATCTACATCAGTAGTACCTGAAGAAGAAACATCAATATCAGTACCAAAAAGTCCTGTATTAATATCACTGAAACTTGTATTTAAATCAAAATCTGCCATAGTATATACTCCTATCTTAGGCTGAACCTTTTATATTACCTCCAGCTACAAGAGCTGAACGTATTTCATTTAATAATGTATGTAATTCTGTAAAGTTATTATTAATATTTGCATCATCTCCTGAACCTACTATAGCTGCAAGAGTGCCGTCATAAGTACCTCCAGTACTATTAGTAAGAGCTGCTTGATTAGCTCCTGAAGGCTGTACAACTGGAGTAACTCCCCATTTACCTAATTTTTGAGAAGCTGAAATTCCTATCTTAGATCCTGTTATAGTGTTAGCTATTAAATTTACAGCATCGGCTAAAGTAACATCATCTTGAAAAGTTATCTTACCTTCTATAACTTGATCATCTATGATAGTAACATAAGCTTCTAACTCTCCTTGAAAATAAGATATAAGAATTTCTACAGCTGCGTGTACTCTTAAAAGAGCTTCATAAATAGCTTCTGATGATCCATCTCCTATATCAGGAACATTGCCTAGTGCTATACTTGCTTCACTGTTAAGAGTTTCAGCCATATTATCTTCTCCCTCCTAAGGAGAATAATAAAGATATAGTAGATAGATTAAATTCTCCTACAAATAAAAGAGAGTGATTTATACCTGACGCTCGTAGTGCATAACTTCTATATCCTTTACCTACAGTTTCAGTTGCAGTTACAGCTGTAGTATTCTTACCATCAAGTGATACAAGATCTGTAAATGTAAAATCGTCAGTAGATTCAACTGTTTCCGCCAGCACCTTTTGTAATACAAGATGTCGGTCTCGTGTATATTGATATTTACCTAGCATCAATACTCCAATCCTATTAGAGCTAGGAACAGATAATTTAAGTATTTTAACAGTTCCGTCATTAAGTAAAAAAGCTATAGATTGTTTACTAATTTCAACTTGTGAATCAAGATATTCAAAACAATCAGTATGAGTAATCTTTAACTTACCTAATCTTTGATAAGCTATATCATATACAAGAGCATGAGTAAAAGTAGTTATTCCATAAGAAATTATAACATATCTGGAAGCTATTAATTTAACTTTCTTCTTCATTGTAGTTGTAAGATTAGTTACAGAAAACGTAGAAGTAACTTCATCAAAATCTTCAAAGCGCTGCCCTGCTAGAAAGTCTGTAATAGCAGGAGCTATATTTTCTGCTTTTCTGCTATTAACTGTCTGTAGTCCTCCTTTAGTATAGGCAAAGTGATCAGCAGCATTTGCTTCATATGCTACAAAATCAAGTCCTAAAGCTCCTTTAGAATTATCTACAGACTTAAACTTAAATGGATATTGTTTATTGCCTGTAAATGTAGCTGCTACAACATTAGCAGCAGTATAAGCAAGTAAGCCTAAGGAATTAGGAACTACAAATAGTATATCTCCTTCGAGATCTGATACATTACCTCCGCCAGCTCCAGTAACAGAAGAAGGAGTAAAATCTAAAGGATCTATAGTTGAAGACCAAGCTATAGCAGTTGCATTAAAAGCTACAAGATAACCTGAAGAGGCAGAAATACCTAAAATAGAACCAAGAGCTAATCCAGTAAAAGATACAGATACAAAAGAATGTGTAGCTTCATCATACTTATATCCGCCAGTACCTTCAACATATATATAAGTAACTCCATTTACAGTGCCAGTAGTTATAAGAGAACCAGCTGTAAAGATAGTATGAGAATTATGTCTCCAGATAGTATCTCCTACTTCTAAGGAATACAGTAACATATCTTCTGTTATTCCCATATATACTCTATTACCAAGAGAGCCAAAAATCAAGCGGGTATCGTCAAAAGTAGTATTAACATCTCCTCCTGTAGGGGCAGGTATAACTTGTTCATAACCTACAGAGAGTAAACCTTCAGAAGTAGGCATTACATTATGGCAATAGGTTATCTGAGGGTCATTAGAACCCTCTCCAGAAGGAAAGTTTTTAAAAGTTGATACAAGAACACTTCTACCTTTATCTATAGAAAGTAAAGGAAAAGTCTCTTGTATCAAATTTATTCTGGGGTTATATTGTGCCATACTATTCGTAATAGCCTTGTACATGAAATTTATGGAGAACTAGCCCAGAAAGATCGTCATTAAGAACAATTTCAAATGACTCTACTTCTGAGCCTACTAATCTTACAGGAGTTCCTGACTTGCTAAATGTCCAACGAACAGCTAAAAGTTCATTTCCTGCTCCCCAAGTTTTTAAATCTGCATCATAGCAGAAACTAGCCCATCTAGCATTAGTAGTAATTAATTCATTATCCGTATAAGATAGAATATCTACTCCATCTCTTACGAATTTAATATCTACCCCAGTAGTAAGAGCTGCAATATCTCCATATTTAGCAGCAGTAAACCCTGCCGTATCTTCAATAGTAACTATCATTCTTTCTAATCTAATAACTTCATCTGCGGCAGGTTTTATTAGAAATCTTTCTTCTCCTAAAGAGTAGTTACCATTTGCATTCTTTGTACCAGAGCCATCTCCTACAGTATCAAGAAATCTATAAACAGGAGTTTTTACTTCTCCTTCTTTAGATAATTCTACAGGCTTTTTTATCTCTTGAACTATATTACGATACATTATATAATAACTCCTGCCATATTAAAATGAAAAGATTAAGAAAAGGTAAGAGCAGCTACAGTAGCAAGATCAGTGGCAACATTATCAAAATTGCCATTACCGTCTACCCATTCAATCCTTCCAGAAGTTTTATGCTCTCTTGATACTCTCCAAGCAGCAGTAGTAAGAGGTGTGCCAGGAGGAGCTACACAAACATAATTATAAGTTGCATCTGTATACGGCATATAAGCAAATGCTGCTGAAATAGTTTCCATTATTTAATTCCTCGTGTCTTTTGATCAATAGTTTTATAGACTTCATTAAAGTCTTCTTTAGTTTCTTTTCTTATAGTTGTTATAGCTTCAAGGAGTTCTTTTCTTAACTCCTTAAAATGTACATCAATAGTTGCATTTACTTCCATCTGACACTTAAGGAGTTCTACGTGAGATACTGGACGTTCTGTAAGAACTTCTTTAGCTATACTAGCTTTATCGTTATTCTTATTTAATCTACTCATAAGGGCAAGAATAATTACAGCGGCCGCTCCAAGTAATTTACCAAGATGCTCAAGAAAGAAATTAACTTGTACTGGATCTGATTCTACTGACATTATATACTCCAAGTAGTTACTTTCTATATAAGTTTCGCTGCAAAGCCATCCATATAAGAACGTCCTTCTGCTGTTACCTGGACTGTTCTATGTTCAAGAACAAGCGTGTACCATCCCTCTAAAGCGGATACAGAAAGAGCAGGAATAGAGTTGATTTCATATGTTGCAGACGATGTTGCTACTGCACTACTGCTACCAACACCAGAAATGGTCAATCTTGCCTCTGCATTCCATGCGAAAGAAGGATGACGATGATGGTTACATTGACCATGAATTGAATTTGCATTAGCTGGAATGTAGATTCTACGTCTTTCATATTCGACCCATGATGTACCATCAACAGACCCATCGACTTGATAAGCAGTAGTACCATTCCAATTGCCGCTTTCCCATTGATAAATCCCTTCAGAGTTTGCTATGTCTAAATCGCTAATTTTAATTGAATTCGCAAGACTTAAATCTGCATAAATAATACCTCCGAATCTCCTATATGTAAGTAATCTATGCTTTCCTGCTTCATACTCAAAAAAGGTTAACTCATCTCCAGCAATAGTAGTTAAATCAGCTGCACCTGGCTGTCCAAGAATTAAATCTGTAGCATGATTAGTAAAAGTAACTATATCATCAAAATGATATCTAGTAAGAGTGCCAGCTTTTACAGCTTGTATGGCAGTTACAGGCCCAGTTGTTCCTGTAACATCAAAATAGTTTCCATCAGATCCAACAGGTAAAGTTGCAGCAGAAGTTACATCAGCCCCTTTAACAAATAAATCAAGATTTACCTTAGCAGGATTTAATAATTCCCATACATCATTAGCAGAGCTATATTTTAACTTTAATACGTGTCCAGCTCCGAATATATCTCCTATAACTAAAGGCTGGTTGCCTGACTTTTTAATATTTTTAGGCCCAGCTGCATTAGGATTAAATGTAACTGTTGTACTAGTATTAGCTCCGGCTGCTATTATTGCAACTTCTGTCCCATCTACAAGAGCAATTACAGGAGATAAAGTAGCAGTTATTGCATTTACTGTACCTCCAGCAGAAGCAGTAAGAGTACCAATTTTACTTCTAAGGGATAATTCAGCTAGAGCTACTTCAACAGTAGTTGCTGTAATACTAGAAGCAGAATCTTCTATACCTATCTTAGAAGCTCCTTTACCTGTAGTAGTTGCAGCATAGGTTGATATAATTTCAGCAAGAACTGTTTCAACATTAGTTCCAGTAAAATTACCTGCTATATCTGATACTGATACAAGATTAGCACTAGTTGCTACGCTAGTTAGTAGTAGCTGCCATAAAACTCCAGTCCATACCCAATAATCATCAGTTGTTGTATTCCAATAAGTATAACCTTCGTGCGTAGGAGAAAGAGTAACTCCAAGATTATCTACAGTAGGAGCAGAAGCTTTAGGTCCAAGATAATAAGGATCAACAACAGCTTGTTGATAACCTAAAAAGCCTACTGCTAATACAATATCTCCAGCAGTACAAGCTACAGTAGTAGTAAAATGAGCTTCATCAGTCTCAGTAAAATCATAATCTGGAACTAAAAGAACTCCATTTTTATAGACTAGAATAGAATTAGTGCTAGGAGAATATGCGAATTTAGTAAGAGTAAAAAGCTGCTGAGAAGCTAAAGCAACAAATCTTTGACTAACTACAGAAGAGTAGTTATTTATATTAGGAACTGATTCTAAGGGAGTCCAAACTCTTGCATCATCTGACATTATATAATCTCCTAAATTTTACTGACTTAATACCCAACATCAGTTAGAGCATTAATTTTAAGCTCAGCATACTGTTCAGCTACAAATTCTTTTTGTATATTCTTTTCTTCATTCTGAGCTATAGCTCCAAATACAAATCTTGCAGCTTCATGTATAATAGCATAAGGATATAATTCAGCTATCCAACTAGAATAGCCGCTTTCAGTAACTATTGGATTTACATAACATCCTAATAGTATAGTATTAAATGAGGTAGAGGATTTAATTTCTATAACTCTACCTGCCACATAACATACATCAGTAAGCTCTCTATTATATTGATCTAATATTTCTTCAGGAGTAATTACATCTATAAAGTCACCAGCTGAAGTTGTAACAGTATCATATTTACGAATATATTTAAGAGCTTTATAATTTGAAATAATAGAATAGATATCTAAAGAATGTACATAAGCAATTTCATCAAACTGTATAGGAGTCTCATAAATATCTTTAGAATAAAAATCAGTAGCATGAGCTTTTAAGGTAGCAGCTTTTACAGCAGACTTAGTAAGATCTACTAAGTCTGATCTTCCTGTTATATTATATACTTCAGTAAGAAGTTCTGTAAATGTCATAAGCTGCTACCTTTTAGCCTCTTTAATATACTACTGTTAAGTGCCTGAACCAGCTGCCAAACTTGCAATGTCAGCAGTAGAGCCAGGAGTAAGAACTTGTCGATCAGATTCGCTTACAGTAAGCTTACCCTCTTTCTTAAGTTCTTCTAACAATTCCTGTCTGAATTTATTTCGCAGGACTAACATAGGATTAAGCTCTTCAGAAGTCATAACTTCTTTGCCTTCAATTACAGAAAGCTGATAATTACCAAGAGCAATTTCTTCTTGTAGATATTGAATTTCAGAAGGTTGATCTGTTACATACCTTCCATCTACAAAACAAATTACACGACCGTCTTTAGTAGTCATACGACAAGATTTAAGCGTATGATAAAATACATGATATTTCTTTTCTTCAGCTTTTTTAGCTTCTGGCACTTCAGCTGTATTAGCATGGGACGCAGGAGGAGGCATTTTAGCATCTTGTTTAGCTGCCATTTTAGCTTTAAGCATTTCACTAGGTGATGTTACAGGTGGCTGTGATGAACTCATTTTTAAATACTCCAGATTAGATATAGCTATATGAATTAAAA